TGTATAGGCGGGATTTAACAATCCGCCGGGCGTATCTCTATCAATCATTTGCAAATACAAAACTGAATCTGGATACTCAGAAATCTTTTTATTATAATCATCAATTAGTTCTGATGCAGCAGGCCCTTTTTCTGAACCGTATCTATTAAATTTGTCTACATGAACATCTTTGTCGAAATCTTTTAGATAGTCATATTCAAATTCTTTATAATCTTTATTGAAAACATCCAGAAGAAATAGTTTTGAACCGTACATACCAGAACGTCTACTTGCTAGGGTGTTTGTTGTTGAAACAACATCATAGTCTAAAATATTCTGTAACAACAAGTCAGGCCTGTTTCTCACAACATCTTCGTTTGGTGTAAGTTCTCTAAAAATAAATCTGGGATTTTTCCTATCCATCATACTATCAATCGTTCTAAAGAAATATCCCTTTACAGTTTCATAGAATAGAAATGTAGGTGCATAGTCATACTCTTTAGAAGTACAACGTCTAGCGATTGAGTTGATAAATTGAAATGGTCTAATGTTTGGTGCGATTAGTTTGAAGTTATTGGTTGTCTCTTCATAATAAAATTCTTTTTTAGAATTTAATAGTTCATCGTCACGCAACATGTTTAGAATAATGTCTTTTGCTGGTTCACCTTTGTATGACTTTACAACTCTGATAGAATTGTTTCTTACAAGTTCAGCTGTAGTAAATGATAGACTGAATGCATCAGTGTTATCATTGATACCAATTTTACTGTTTATCTTATAAATGTAAAGGGGTTGGTCACTGAAGTTGATAATTCTAGTTCTATCATCAGTGTCATCAACATTTGGTGTTGCAAGTTTTAGTTTGAGTTTTTCTTGTCCACAAATACGAGCATTACCCAAAATATCATTTGTGTCTACAAATGATATATCACCAGAAATAGAGTTTTGAAATATATCTTCGTATATATCAATTGACGCAACAAGGTCGATTAAATTTAATTCTAAACCACCAACCGTACACAGTTTGCATTCTTCAATAATATACTCACCGGCATATTGAATTTCAGACATTATTAATTACCACGCAATCTAGATTTTAATTCCTGTTTGATTTGTCCAACAAATTCTGGTTTTACTAATCTGATTTTTCTTTTTTGTTCTTGCAATAATTCTTCATATTCATAATTTGTTATAGTAACAGCACCTACTGGAATTGTGTTTGCGGCATCGTTTGGTATTTCAATAACTTTTGTGGTATCACCAGATGTTTGACTAAACTCGTAATGGTGTGTTGCGTTTACGTTAGAATATTTACCATGAACATAATCTTCAAATTGTGCAACTGACATTGGCCAATCTTCATACCTGTCTGTTATGTTATTTGCTAGTAAAACAATCCAATGCAATAGAGGATCACCATAAAATTCATTTGCAATATACTCTGGGGTTTCACCATCTTTTACATCATAGTAGTCAAATACAATATTATTTTTTTTCGCAAGGTCAGTGAACCTAACTCTTTTTGTAATATCAGAGAGAAGAACTAAATCTCCATCACCATGAAAATCCACTGCAACTTTAGGAAAACTTTTGAAGTATGACATAATTAGTACCCTTCTCTAACTTTTTCTTTAGTGATAAGGTCAAGTTCTTTAAATTGAAGTGTAAGTTCTGTTTCTACTGGTTGATGGTCTTTAAAAAACTGAGGGCGATCTCCACCAAATTTTACATTGACAGATTCTAAAGCGCACTCACCAATTCTATGTAGATGAATGCCTGGTTTATATGAAATATTAAATGTTGATGGAACAATCATTGTTCGACCTTCTACACCAATACCCCCTGATTTTTCAAATTTTGGCATAGAGTGATATCTAAACATTGTTACAATTTCTTCAACATCAGCAGCTTCAGCTGCTGTCTTTGGTAACATTTTAAATGTAAAAGAAAATGATCGTCTATCAATACCCTCAAACTTCATTTCAGTTCTGTTATTTTTAATGGTTCCTGAGATAATGTCTGTTGCAGCGGCTGTGCCAGGAGCAATAGTACTATCCAACACACCCTTAGCCATACCCTCTGCACCATCACCAACAGCGTTAAGTGCTCCAAGGGCATCAAAACCACTTGATCCCAATGCTTTTGCAGAACCAAGCGCTGCAGCAACTGCAAACCCTATTTCTGCTTCACCATAGTTTGCTTTATGTGAAACTTCTAATGATGCAGGCATATAAAGACAAATGGATGTTCCAAGCTTTCTTGTTGGCGGTCGTGGAACAGACACAGTACTAAATTCCGAACTTCTTCCAGCAGGAGCTGTAGAGTACGCTGTGCCACTAAAATCTATCTTTGATTTTTCTTGGACATTGATTTGGAACATCACATAGTAATTTGCTGCATCAGCAGATACATCTGAAGGGTACTTCAGGAATGGTTTACCTGTGTCTGATCCCAAGTTTGTTACATTTGCCATCTAAATAGTCCTATACATTGTGAAAGTATTTATATAGACATGGCATACAGAGGTAGATATATTCCATCAAAACCACGAAAATACAAAGGCGATCCATCAAATATTATTTATCGCAGTTTGTGGGAGCGTAAGTTTATGGTTTATTGTGATAGAAATGACGCTATCCTAGAGTGGGGTAGTGAAGAAATTATTATACCTTATATATCTCCTCTAGATGGTAGGAGACACCGTTACTTCCCTGATTTTTATGTTAAGGTGAAACAACAAGACGGTTCTATAAAAAAAATGTTGATTGAGGTTAAACCCAAAGCACAATGTGGCCCCCCTAAACAACCCAAACGTAAAACACCAAGATTTGTTCAAGAAGTCCGTACATGGGGTGTGAACAAAGCAAAGTGGGAAGCTGCTATAGAATGGTGTAATGATAGAAAGATAGAATTTAAAATTCTCACTGAGGATCATCTTGGGTAAATCGTATAAATAGAAGTATGACATACTTTGATGATATACTAGAAAAAACTGGCGGCAAAGAACGCAGCGTTAGATGGTTTCGTGAGAAAGTTAAAGAACTTGGAACACCACCATCTCGTCAACTCATTTCTGAGGGGATTGTGACTGGCCGTCCAAGTTTTGGTCGAATGAATTTCTTTTACTACGATCCAAAACATAAATTTGAATTACCATACTATGATAGGTTTCCATTGGTTATGCCAATTGAAGAGTACAGAGATGGGTTCTTAGGATTAAATTTTCACTACCTATCTATACCTATGAGATTAAAACTGTTGAACATAATTACAGAGTATGCATCAAATGATAGGATGGATGACACTACGAGAATCCGACTTACATGGAACAGAATTAAAAGAAACCCTATGGTCAAACCAACAGTAAAAAGATATTTGGCAGATCATGTCAAAACACCATTCCGTAGAATTGATGCAGACGAAATGATGGTTGCAGTATTGTTACCTGTTCAGAAATTTGTTAAAGCAACTGAAAACAAAGTTTATGCAGATTCTAGAAGAATGATAAACACAAGGAGGCCTGTATAATGGCAGCTTTAGACGAATTCATCAGCAGTTTTAGTAAGTATGGTGGGCCTGCACTTTTAAACAGATTTGAAGTTGTTATCATAGCACCAGCAGAAGCGGTTCCAAGTTATGATGACGATAGACATGTTTCATTTAGAGTTGAAACTGTAACAATGCCTGGCAGAAACATCAGAACTGTTACGAATGAAAATATCTATGGGCCAACACATGAGATGGCACAAGGTTTGACATATGCTGAAGATGTGTCTATGACTTTCTTTTTATCAGCAGAACACTTTGAAAGAAATTATTTTATGATGTGGATGGATTATATCTATAAACCAAACACTTTTGATTTGGAATATTATCAAGCATATCATCGTCCTATAAACATATACCAATTAGGTAAAAATGGAAAAAGACTGTCTGGTGTTCGATTGAATCAAGCATTTCCAAAAACATTAGGCCCCATTGAGTTTTCTCAATCATCCTCAGATTTGGGTAGACAAGAAGTTTCTTTTGCATTTAAGGACATAACATTCTTAGATGCAAATGGAAGGTCTATTTCAAATCCAGACAGAAGAGCTGGTAGTTATAGCAGAGAACAAATTTATCCAGTTTCAGAAACACCCGCCTTGGATAGAACATCTAGTATTGATGCTTTTAGGAGACTTCAAAATATAAATGCTGCACCCATTGAGCAGTCTATTCGTACAGCTGGGTACACACCAGATAGATTTACCACTGTAGAAGAAAGACGAAACTTTCCAAATGCAGATGTTGATGAATTCGGGCCAGTATAATAATTACATAATGCACTATAGGAGATAAATTATGGCATTACCAAAACTCGCTTCGGCGAAATATGAGTTGACGCTCCCTTCAACTGGACAAAAAGTTGAATACCGTCCATTCCTTGTAAAAGAGGAAAAGGCACTGATGCTTGCACAACAAGCAGGCACACAGGCAGATATGATAAGAGCAGTACAGGACATTGTAGAGTCTTGTACATTTGACACTCTTAAGCCAAAAGAACTGCCAATTTTTGATATTGAGTATGTTTTTATTCAGTTGCGTGCCAAGTCAGTTGGTGAGAAAACAGAGGTAACTATCACTTGTCCAGATGACAAGGAGACAAAAGCCTCTTTGGAAATTAATCTATCAGAAATTGAATGTGTTCGTGAAGTTGGACACGATACAAAGATTAAATTGACTGATACTATTGGAATAATCATGGATTATCCAAAGATTGATATGATGGCACAACTAGATACAGAAAATGAAACAGTTGCTACATTTGAAGTAATTAAAAATTGCATCAGTCAAATTTATGATTCAGAAAACGTATATGTTAGAAATGACATGGAAGATAAAGAGCTAGATGAGTTCATTGAGTCTATGACACATGAACAGTTTGAAAAAGTAAACCAGTTCTTTGCATCTATGCCAAGAGTTAAAAAATCTGTTAAAGTTAAAAACCCCAAAACTGGTGTTGAGAGTGAAGTTGTTCTACAGGGAATGTCTGATTTTTTTTAATAGCCCTTTCCCACAATAGTTTGGAAAATTATTACCGAATGAATTTCCAACTGATGCAACATCACAAATACTCCTTAACAGAAATAGAGAATTTGATACCGTGGGAAAGGGAAGTTTATGTTTCTCTACTCCTACAACATTTAGAGGATGAGAGAACAAGACAGAGACAGCAAGCAGCTGATAGAAAGAGATAAATAAGTTAAGGAGAGACTATGGCTGAGGAAGAGAAAAAGACTGTTACCGTTGACGCAGCGGTAGCAAAGCGAGATTTGAATGGAGATGGACACATCTCTCAAGAAGAATATGAGATGAATATGGAATTTAGAAGAAAAGAACTAGAGGATGCAGATGCTCGTAGAGATGCAATGCGTCAAATGGCATGGTTCTCTTTATTTGGTATGTTACTATATCCCTTTGCTGTTGTCCTTGCAGTTTGGGTTGAATTAGATCAAGCATCAAAAATACTTGGTGACATGGCCGCAACATATTTTGTTTCAGTTGCTGCAATCGTTATGGGTTTCTTTGGTGCAAACGCTTATGCAGATAAAAAGAAATAGGTAATTTAAATGGCAAACTTTTCAGAAGTCGTTGATGAACTAAAAGAAAACAATCAAAAAACCGCAGATCTTGTGAATTTACAACAACAAGAAGTTGCTGTAGAAACTGCAGCGGGCGGTGCAGCTTCTGCGAGTGCCAAAGAAACAGAAAAGAACAGAGAGGGTGAGCGTTCTCAAAACAAAATACTTGCCTCACTCCAATCAATTTCTGGTGGAATTAAGGGGATGGCTGGTAACTTCGGTGAAATGTTAAAAGACAAAGGAAAACAAGTTGGCGGTGATATCTTTGGTATGTTGAAAAAGTTTGCATTTGGTGCAGCAGTTGCTGGTGTTCTTGTATTTCTAAAAAGTAAGTATTGGGAAGATACAAAGAAATTTATTGTTGAGGATATGATTCCAGCACTCAAAAATCTTTGGGAAAATGTACTGTCACCTATCTTATCTGTATTTAAAGATGTATTTGTAAAACAATGGGAAAATGTCAAAGGTCTATTTGATGATCTTGGTACTGCAATTGATCAATTTGCAAGTGGTGATATCTTAGGTGGTATCACAACTTTGATTGGTGGACTGGGCGAATTCTTCTTTAAAACTGTAGATAATGTATTAACTGGTATATTTAATCTGGTTGCTGGACTCTTTGGATTTGAAGGTACTGATTCTATTGGTATGTCTATGTTCAGTTTTATCCTTGACACATGGAGTACAATTACAGGTGCATTTGATGATGTTGTTGAATGGTTTGGTAGTGCATTCACATGGGCAAAAGAAGGACTTTTGGGTGCTTGGACTTCATTGACTGACTTCGTATCTGAAAAGTGGAACGCAACAAAAGATTTCTTTACTGAAAGTTATACATGGGCAAAAGAAGGTATTGCTGGTACTTGGACTTCATTGACTGACTTTGTGACTGATAAGTTTACTAAAGCAACAGAGTTCTTTACGGAAGTGTTTACTGATCCAAAGTCTGCACTTCAAAATTTGTGGAAGGGAATTACTGGTGATGGTGGACTTGTAGATTTGTTGTTTAGTCCAATTGATTCAGCCATCACAACTGTAACTGGTTGGTTTAATATTACTATGCCCGCAGATTGGTCACTCACACAGACAGTAAAAGATGCATTGAATATAGTATTTGATTGGATTGACTTGGCATTTGTAGATCCTAAAGCTGCACTTGAACAACTATGGACAGGACTAGTTGGTGAAGGTGGTTTGGTAGATTTCTTATTTAAACCAATTGATAAAGCAATCGCATGGATACAAGGTGTTTTCAGTTTTGGCAATCCAGAAGAACCGTTTAAAATGAGCACACTGGTAAAAGATGCATTCAAATCTGCTAAAGAATGGGTAACAGGATTGTTTACATGGGGTGCAGAAGCCGGTACAACTGAAGCAGGCGACTTCTCTATCTCAAAACTTGTTAAAGGTGCAATAGAGAATATATGGAACTGGTTCAAAGGCCTGATGAGTATTGATATTAACTCTATTATTAAATCTATTCCTGGCGCTGAAACCTTACTGTCATGGTTCGCCGCAGATGCAACCGAACAAGCACTTGCAGCTGCAACTGAAAGTGGTTTTTATGATAAAGATTGGGTTGGTAATTCAGAGATTAACAGAACAATGGTTGGTTCTGTTCCACCAGAACAAATTCAAGCAATCCTTGCTGACAATGATATTAGTGATAGAGATAAACAGTTTCTATTGGACGAACTTGCAAGAAGAGGTGTTCCAACTATGGCAAAAGGCGGCCCTGTTCAATTAGGAAAATCTTATATTGTGGGAGAACAAGGAAGAGAATTCTTTATACCTACATCAAATGGATTGATTGTACCAGATGTTTCCAGTGCAAGTGCTAGAACAAATATGGTTCAGTCTGGTTCTGTATCTAATATTGCAAATAGTGTTAGTGGGGGAACTACTATCATCAACGCACCACAATCAAATACAAACATCTCTGGTGGCAGCGGTGGTGGTGGAAGAATTATTCCAATGAATGTTACTGATAATGATCCGACATTCAGAGCGATTGCTGCAAACTCATTTTAATGGTCGTAGATATTGGGCCCGTCTTTAACATAGACAGGTTTACAATATGCAGTAATCCTATCTTTAGGGTCTACTCTATCACGATATGAATAGTTTCCATACTGTCTTGGTATTGCCTTTGCATAATACTGACACACATCAATACTTCTAAAATACATTGGGTTGGGCTGAACCTGTCGGAACTCACCTGTTCCTAAAACAACCACTAACATAAAAGCGTGTATCATGATTCATTCTTTCTCATCTTCCATTCCATGTCTGCGATGTGCATTTTCATTTCACGAATAAATCTCTCTTGTTCTGTCTCTGGCATATACAGATTTTTATGAACATGTTCATCTATCCATACTACCAATCCAATTAAAAACAGAAGTAAAGTTATAGTAAATATAAAAAAAAATAAAAACATTATTAACCTCTATTTGTTTTATACTCAACTAACCACCAAGCACCACCAATAAGAATTCCAGAACAAACAAGAACTAAAACAATGACAGCAATAATTTCAAAGAATTTTCTTTGTCTTTCCTGTTGATCGTAAATTGCTTGTTGTCTTTTTTTGCGAATTGACACTTCCATTCTTATGAGTTCATCCCATGCGCTAGGCCCTCTTGTGAAAGATATTATCTGTTTAAGTTCAGCTCTCATATCTTCTGCCTTTTTCTTTGCCATGAAAGTGGCCATAGCCTCTTCCTCAACAGAACCAGCAGCGAACAGTTTTTTGAATAGTGGTGGTTTCTTAGCGTATTCTTCTGCCTTCTTGAGGTCAGACATCGCTCCCATCCAGCGGCCGAGGTCTTGGCCCATAGATTCAACATCTCGACCAACCTCAAAACCTTTTTTGATTAAATTGAATGCACTCGTAGCGGTTGCTAGAGCGGTAATAGGATCTATCATAAGTCTCTCTCTTGTGTTGCTTATGATATATTAATTATGTGGATTACTTCTCAACTCACAATAGTATTTATGCGGTGAATTTTAGTTAGTGATATTAAATTTCAAGTTTGGATGGTCTGGGTAGTTTACCACAACTGGGCCTTCTGGACATTCGTAGTCGATATGTGCAAGTAGAGTTGCTTCACCTAGTGCAACTTTATCTTTGTGGTGTCCTTCTAAAGTAATCTTGTATCCAAACTTATCAATCTTATCGTTTGCAGGGCCAGAGAACTTTGTGATACTTGGTGTTGCTGGGTGGACAATGAATTCACTATCTTTTATTTCCAATCTGAATCCTGTAACCTTGCAGTCATCACGAAGCTTCTCTCGTGCAACAATGACTTTGAATTCACCATCGGCAGGGCCATCTGATATTTCAAAATATTCTGGCGCCCATGCAAGGATAGGGTCTTCAATACCCAACTTGTCATAGAGTGTATAACCACCACCAATCAATGCCAGTGATGCAGTTACAACTCCAATACCTTTTGTGATGTTATCTAAATCGAAACTAAACATACCACTATTTATAAAAAGGGAGACACCACTTCTGATGCCTCCCCACTTCTTCTACTATTTGTCAGTCTTTTTATGTGGTGTTACGACACTGTAGGACTAGCTATTGCTTCATCCAAGGACTTTCTGCACAAAGGACTTTACTGACTTACCTTATTCGTTTGCCAACTTTTGAAAGTATGACATTGCATCATCATCTTCATCAATAGATGCTGGTTGTGGTGTTGGTTCAGACTTAAAGATAGGTGCAGGCGTTTCATCCTCATCTACCATCTGAGCCGCAGTCTTACCTGTAGCAACCGTTCCAGTGAGAACTGCATCCAAACGAGTTTTCAGTTCATCATATGACTTGAAGTTTGATGGAGCAAGAAACTCTGCAAGAGAGTGTTCTGAACTATAAATTGTTTCCAATTCTTCATCTGATGGTTTTAGTGCAGATGGTGTTTCAAACTCTGATTTATCATAGTTCCAATAACCATCAACCTTACGAATCTTGAGTTTGAAGTTTGCACCTTCCCATAAATCGAATGGGTTGATTGCAGTTTCATCTTCAAATGCAGGCTGCATTGCTTCCATCAGTTTGTCAAAGATTTTCTTTCCAAACTTGTAGAGCATAACTCTACCTTCATTCTCTGGATTTGCAGAGTCTTGAACGACATAGATGTTTGCGTAGTATTGCAGTTTACGTTTCTGCTTTCGAGCAATCTCTTTGTCACTCTCAACACCAGAGTTCCACAGTTGTGAGTTGTACTCACTTACAGGGTCTTTCTGATTGAGTGTGGTAAGAGAATTCTCAATATACCACTGTCCAGTAGGGCCTTGGAATGCATGATTCCAAACACGAACCCATGGCATTTCTTCATTCACTGGTGCTGGTAGGAAACGAATGACTGCCATACCGTTACCCGCCTTGTCCACCTGTGGTTTCCACAGCCGTTCATCAACGTAAGATTTCTTCTCAGTTGTAGGGGATTCGTCCTTTTGGACTTGTTTTAGTAGTTTATCCAGAGAGTTCTGGTTGCGTAGTGCTGAAATAGACATATTTTTTCTCCGTATGTTTTCGTATGTTTACTTGTTTCACATTGTTCATCATTTACTTTATTTATAATACTACATCATCCATCCAAAGTCAAGAACTAAATTCAAATTTTCTTGTTCAATGTATTGAAGATTGTCGTATTGTTTCCACTCTTCAACGAATTGACTTGTATCATCAGTTCCAAGTGGAGCAGGGTTCACTTTCCAAAACCTTACATCTGGATAATCAGTAAAGTTTTGTTTGTGTTGGACAATCCAATTTGTGGATGGGGTTACGGCAGAATCACTTGTTAAGTAATTATCTGTATCCTTATACACATTATTGACTTGTCCTGTAGAACTTCCTAGATCAAACCCTATCAGAAATACATCTGTTGGGTTCTCATTTTCTAGAGCCATTCTTACTGCGATTGGGCCTGCACTCCAACCACCGTATTCTTCTGGGATTATATAGACTTTATCCCTTCCTTCTTCTTCACACCATGTAATCCACCTATGATGCTTTGATAACAATTGGTCAATTGTTTTCTGATCAGAACCAGCATCCACATGGTGGTCGTATAACTGTTTCATTTGATTTGGATCAGTACCATTGAGGACAAATGAAGTTCTATCATCTCTTGGATTAGAGATTGTGAATCCATCTCTGTCAAACTGAGTTCCTTGCACAATCATGTTGTACATATCGCCAGGCAGTCTTGTCCATGAACGAAAGTAACTCTTGTTTCTTTGTGCATAACCAGAAGTGTACACTTCATGCATCATACCACCGTCAACAACAATAAGCGCATCTGGTGTAAAGTCACGATACAATGCATTACAACCGTAAATCTTGCCACGTTTTTTCAGGGCCTTCAGGTCAACAGACTGTCTAGATTCACCGTTACCTAGTGCAAATACTGCTTGTGTGCGTGTTGCATCCATATTGTCAAAATCCACTTTTCATTATTACCAATGACAGGCATACCACCATGCAGTGTATAACTATCAATCTCTTTTCCAAAATCATATTGGAAATATAGAAGAGCTCCCTTTTTAGGTTTTACTGTTATATCCAATTTGGGAAATACTGTTTCACCCCCCTCTTCAACATCGTTCAGATAACATATAGCAGTAGCTCTTCTGTCCTTTGTAGTTCTACTCGCACCATCATAGTGTGCTTTGTATTCCTGTCCTTCTTTATAGTTGATGACAATACTATCTTCAAAAGTAAATTCACCAACACCAAAAAACTCTGACACTACACCTCTGTGATAATCATTAGGTTCACACAAACCACTTCTTATAAAGTGTTCTGAACTGGTTCTACCATAGTGTGTGACGTTACCTTCATCACTAGTGACAAGTGATTTCTCTAACATGGGTGTTGCATATTCTATGATCTTATCGCAGTCACTTGGAGCCATAAACCCCTCGACATATGCAATTAGTGGTTCATCCCAAAGAATATCTTCATTACTTAAATACATTATTCGCCGATTTTATATTTCATTGTAACATTTTTATATGCTTGGTTCCACTCTTCTGGTGTTGCATCCCAAAGTTTTTTCTTTGGTTTATACAGTGTAGTAAAGTCTCCTTTGACTACTTTGTTACCTTCACAATCATATTGCCAGTCTCTTTTATCTGGATCAAGTTCCATACTATCTTCAGGCACAATATCTACATTACCATCAAAGTTATAACCATTCGCCTTGAGGAAGTTTTCAAATGCATCTAACATCTCATCCAAATTAGAATTATCTTTAACTTGGAACTCAATCCTTTTAGTATGATATGGATCAGTGATACCATATGGGCAAGGGCGATCTTCATCTTCAAAAATAAATTTATACATTACAATTTCTCCATTAGTGGGAAGATTTTAGCAATCTCAATCGCACACTTCTGTGCAACTTCCATATGCTCTTTTTGTGTTCCGTTCTCAGAACGCAACTCAATATAGTGAACCCAACTACGCAAAGTTCCATTCATCATCACACGAGTTTTTGTCAATCCTTCTGGTAGAACTGCACGAGCTTGTTCCTTTGCAATCCCATTTTCAATGGCCCACTGATAAGTCTTTCGTGCCATTTCAATAACACCAGACTGTCTACGTTGCCAATCAGCAATCAAGTCTTGGTGTGTCTGATTATCTACAAGTGATGGGTCACTCTCAATCTCAATAGAGTTTTGTCGATTAACAGGGTCTTGTAGTCGGCATTCTCTTTTAGTAAACGCCTCACCCATTGCAGAAGGTTCTGCATATCGTTGTGAAAATTCTTGGAAACTGAAACTACGGTGGCGCACAATCTGATGTGCAATATCTCTTGTAGTTTCAATCTCTATGCAAGCACTTCCCATCTCCAAAGGCGACCAGTGTTTGTGTTTGATGAGATAAAGTATGAGCTTTTCTGCCGTTTTAGAGTTAAATTGATTCGCTGGATTGGATACACGGGCGCAATACGCAATGAGGTCTTGAACATCTTTTAATCCTTCTTCTGCAAATTCTTTTGTTGGCATCGAATATGATACCAACTTAGCTGAGGTAATCATGTGATTTTCCTTATTCTTTGTCACTATCATCCTCTTTCTTTTTCAAACTATAACCACCTAATGGCAGTTCTTCCCATATTAATGTATCACCTATGTCCCAACCAACTTGGTCGAGAGAGCCTGGTGGAAATTCAAGGAACAAGTCTTTTGTCTTTCCATCCTCTTGGATAGTTACCAACCAAGTATTTTGTGACAATTGTTTATATTTCATTATATACCCTTTATAAAGTAAGCAGTTTTGTATCTTGCTTAGGATAGCCCTTCTCCTGTGGCACCATCCGTTCAGTTATTTAACAAGGGGAACAGAACCCTTGATTTGGTGCGCCTAGAGAGACTTGAACTCCCACGCCTCTCGGCACTAGAACCTAAATCTAGCGTGTCTACCAATTTCACCATAGGCGCATTATCGACTTAATGAAACCGTTTTGGTTTCGGACGATAACTGGTGGTCTTACTAGCGACTTCTGAAAGTCGTTTGGATAGTTCTGCATCACGTTTTTGTAGTTCTGCATTATCGAACTCTAGAGACTTAATACGAGCGTTTGCTTCTAGAAGCTTTGCACGATAGAAATCCCTCTCCCTAATAAGTTCATTCGATTCGTTTGAACGAACTGGATTTGCAACTTGCACTTCCATTAGAATGTCTCCTTCAATAATTGGAGTAGTTTCGTTTTACACTTCTGACTATCATAGTCTAGAAATGTGGCGTACTTGACAATTAATTGTCTACTATCAGGCCATACTAAATCATCTTTCATACCCTCATCAAAGCGTTTCACATAACTTAGTAACCCTTCAAGGATTACCATAGTTTCCAAACTAATCCTCTTAGCGAGGAAGTTCTTTAATAATACAGGATGTTTCCCTGTTTGTAAAGAGAAAATTGAATCAAAATCGTCAACTTGTTCAAATAAAAATGACATATCAGTTATAAAGTTATATGTTAAGGACTGTTTGTTCTTAGACCATTCTAAGTAATTTTCTTCCTTGAAATCTCCCAACCACCCCTTTGGTGATTTAACAAAATTAGAAACAAAATACTCTTGTGTCTTTGTGTCATATTTTCTTGCAACACGAGCAAAGAAGTATCTGTCTTTTCTTTTAAAGAATGAAGCCTTGGTAGCAGATGTTTTGCCACCATATTTTTTATAGTCATAATCTGTTGTAAAATGCAATTTCAGACCAAGATACATTTGGTAGGCTTCCCACGCTTCCATTGGAAACTCCTTAGATTGGTAGGGTTGCTACTTTAGGCAAGAAGTTCAACTCTCTTGCATCGGCTTCTAATTTTTCTTTGAGGGGTTTTGAAATAAGGGGAGCGATTGTATCAGGCTCCATCTGGTTTTTGTCACAGTAATCTAGGATTGCATCCATATAACTTACTCCACCTTTACTCACGATACCTTCAATAATAATTGCAAACTTTTTAGGTGTCATCACTGATATTTCCTCTAGATTCATAATATTCCTTTCATTAAGTGATAGGGGGCAGGGCGCCCCACCCCCCATCTAATAAAGCAGAGCCTGTATATCTATTTCAGGATGCAAATCGTATTCCTCACAGTAAGAATACACGGGCGTATTAAGGCGCCACCCTTACTCTTAGTCCTTCTTGGTGATGAACTTATAGAGTTCTTCTGCTTTTTCCATGACTGCAGCAGGCTTGTACATTTCTGGTGTATATCTTTCATACACTTCTCGTATATCCTTACCTTGGTCTTTATACTGTTCTATCATTGACCAGAACTGATTGTTAGCAACTTCGTGTTGTTGATCCATCATTTCTTTTGCCATTTTAAGAACATCGAACCGTAGTTCAAAAGGGTTTTTACTAGACATAATATTCTCCTTGTGTGTGTCTGTTGTGTGTTAAGTGATGAGTATTCTGTTGATAGGAACTCATCAAACCCCTTAGTAGGCAAAAATTAGAAACTAATTCTTGCACCTACAACTGTGTCAGTGTGTTTAAAATCATCATTAAAATCGTTTTCCATGTATAGTGTTACAGCACCAACATCTTGAGTTAGATCTAATTCGATTTTGTTAAGGTTAAAACTGGCTTGGTCAGCAGCAGTATCTTCAAATGTCGCTCCCAATTCAATATTTCCCAAAGCCAATGAACCGTATAGTGAATTGACTTCTGTTTCTAGACTGCGCTCAGCACCAATAGTAGTTTTGATATCTAGCCCTTCAGCCATTGCAACGCTAGATGTAAGGGCAAGCGATAAACCCATTGTTAGAATATACTTCATTACTTTTTACTTCTTTCTTTTTTTCTTAGTAAAGTTGCCGGATTCTGTTTCGAGGCTCCGGCGGGCCCAGAGATTATGCCGCTAGGCGCATCTCAGGTGCAAAGTTATCGTTTGCATTTGTAGTGTTTGACCAATAACGCAGTCATCCGACAGTTCTACTCTTTCTTATCTACGTCAGTCGATCCTATTTCGCCCCCATCATAAGCACACTAAAGTCCAAGATATTTAATTCTTTTCTTTTCTTGTCTTTTAACAAAATTCCTATACCACTTAAATTTCAAAAGGAATTTTTCTATCATGGTTTCCTCAATGTGTTTATGGTGGAGGCGTTGGGTACTGCCCCCAAGTCCTGTCCGTCATTCAGATTGTATCAACAAACTGTATGTTATTTATACCACAGTGATATTCAAAAGTCAAGTGTTTTTAAGCACCAATTCCTTGTTTACCAAAAGTAATATCACCCTTACCAGTTCCTAAAATACAAGCTTGATCGCCTTGAGTAAATTCCAACAATGTCCAAGTTTTTGTTTTAGGATTCAGAGCAATAACAAACTTAGATGGTGATGTTGCTCCGTTAGGAAGAGCAGTTACT